AAGGGGAAGAGAAGTAATAAAATAACCGATTATGAAGTAGGTAAACCGACATCTTGCAAAGTAGAATTAATCAGAGTAGGTGAATCTATTTCGATTGTGCCACGTCCTATAATTGAAGGTCAATTGATGTGTTATTTTGCAAACGTAGAAGACCCGTGCGATGTATATTGCTGTTATGACAATGGTAATGCAACGATTAAATATTTTGAATTAAATGGACAATTATTTTTAGATGCAAATGGCAATTTTCCCGCACCTAGTGGCGTTTATTCGTATGGTGCTAGTAATACCTTTCAAGTAATTAACGGAATTATTACAACGTATTTTGTAACAACAGCGTGTGTATGTATTCCAGATGAAATACAAAAATATGACCCATGTAGAGGTAACAGCGTTTATGAAGCGGGTTGTTGTCAATTTCCTTCGCAATCATTTTACTCATTTTCAAATACTGTTTACCAAGCTACCGAGGCATGGAGTGATTTAGCATTAACAACACACGTTCCTGATGGTTGGTATTATAACCCAGTCGAACCTTATGTGGCAAAATTTGTGAACGGATTTAATGTACAATTAGCATATGTGATACCTTGTTAAAAAACAAAATTAAACTATGGCAAACGAGATAAATATAGGAATAAATACCACGTCAAACCTAGACGGGATAAACCAAGTCGACCAAAGCGTAAAGAGTTTAAAAACTCAATTAAAAGAAGCTCAAGCGAACGTAGCAGCGTTAAGTGATACATTCGGAGCCACATCTAAACAAGCAATTGATGCGGCAAAGGCAGCGGCAAGTTTAAAGGATAAAATTGGCGATGCAAAAGCGTTAACAGATGCGTTTAATCCCGATGCTAAATTCAAAGCGGTTAGTGCGTCACTTACAGGCGTGGCGGGTGGATTTAGTGCGGTTACGGGTGCAATGGGGTTATTTGGAGCTGAAAGTAAAGATGTTGAACAAGCTATTTTAAAAGTTCAATCTGCTATGGCGTTGGCTAGTGGAATCCAAGCAATTGGTGAAAGTGCGGATGCTTTCAGAAATATGAAGGCAGTTGCGGTAAATGCTTTCAATGCTATTAAAGGTGCAATCGGTTCGACAGGAATAGGTTTGTTAGTCATTGCATTGGGTACGATTGTAGCTTATTGGGATGACATCAAAGGAGCGGTTAGCGGTGTGAGTGAAGAGCAAAAAAAATTAAATAAAAGTACCGATGATAATTTAAAAAGTCAGAAATCTAAATTAGATTCAATCAACGCTCAAGATGCTACATTAAAACTTCAAGGTAAAAGTGAAAGACAAATTTTAAATATAAAACAAGCCGCAACTAAAGAAGTATATATTGCAGCTAAAGCACAATTAGAAAATAACATTGCAACTACAAAAGCCCAAGTAGATGCCAGTAAAAGAAATAAAGAAATTTTAAAAGGTACATTGGAATTTCTTACATCTCCATTAGCTTTATTGTTAAAAACAATTGATTCAGTTGGTAGTGCATTAGGTAAAGATTTTGGATTAGAAGAAAAGTTATATGGTGGCTTAGCTAGCATGGTTTTTAATCCTGAGGAAGTACAAAAAGAAGCTGACAAAGTTATTGAAGAGCAAAAACAAGCATTGATAGTTTTGAAAAATACAATGGATAGTTATGAGTTGCAAAAAAAAGAAATAGACAAAAAATCAAATGAGGAGGCAAATAATAGAAGAGCTGAACAACAAAAAAAGAAAGATGAACAACAAAAAGTAGTAGATGAAAAAGCAAAAGAAAGAGCAGATAAATCTAAAGAATTATTAGCTCAACAATTAAAAGAGCAAGAGGATTCATTAGCTAATAGCGAAGAAAAAAAAGAGACTTTAAGAAACGAAAGAGCAAAAAAAGAAATTGAACAAACAGTTCTTAAAAAAGACCAAATATTAGCATTAGCAAATGAAGAAACTAAACACGTTAAACTTTTAGAAGAAGCTAAAACAAAAGACAAACAGGATGCGTATGCAAAAGAAGTTGAAATCCAAAATACTAGAGACATTGGGTTTGAAGAAGATTTACAAAAACAATTAACACACTATGAAGCAATATTAGCTATTCAAGTTAAATTCGGAGAAAATACGGTTGCTACTCAAATACAAATTGATAAAACAAAAGAAGCGTTAAGAAAAGAAAATTATCAAAAAGAATTAGATTTATTAACAGCTCAATATACTAATCTTGAAAATGATCTAGTTAAGCAACAAGAATTTAATGAAAAGAAATTAGCACTTCAAAAGTTATATGGAGAAAAAACTTTAGAAACTGATAAGGCAATAACAGACGGAAAAACAAAACTTAATAAACAAGAAATAGATGATAAAGCAGCAACAATAGACGCAGTAGGAAAAATGGCGGTTGCGGGTGCTGAAATTGGTAATTTTATTGCTGATAGATTAAAAGAAAATGCTGGCAAGGATAAAGGAAGACAAAAAACAGCGGTAAGAGTAGGAGCCGCTAGTTCAATTGCGGGTGTTATTGGTTCGACAATGTCAGCAAACGCTGGTTTCTTAGCAAACCCCGCATCTATTGCTACAATGGGATTAGCGGCCGCAGTACCTATTGCAACTAATATAGCATCGAGTCTCGTTGCAGTAGCTAATATACTTAGTCAAAAAAACAAAGCCATTGCAGAAATTGATAATGCTGGGAGTGGTGATAGCGGTGGTGGTGGGCAAGCGGCACCATCCAAATTCGCAACGGGTGGACTTGTTACGGGAATGGGAACGTCAACAAGTGATAGTATCATGGCTAATTTATCAAATGGTGAATCGGTAATTAATGCCAAAAGTACAGCCATGTTTGGGAATCTACTTTCACAAATAAACCAAGCGGGTGGCGGTGTAGGATTTGGAACGCAAAGTCAAGCAAATCCGATATTTAAAACGTACGTTGTAGCTAGCGAAATGACTTCGCAAATAGAGGCAAATTTAAAATTAAAACAAATAGCAAGATTATGACAAATAGAAAATTAATAGAATTAGTAATTAGCGAAAGCGGTGGTGTTGATAAAATTTCATTGGTTGAAGAACCAGCCATTGAGATTGATTTCATGTACTTCAAAAAGGAACTTGAAAAATATCGTTTCGATAATGATTTACAAATTGTAATCGGACCAGCCATGATACCCGACATGAAGATTGTTCGTATTGATGACAAAGGTAATTATTACGATGTGGTATTTAGCAAAGATACCATCTTGAAGATTGCCAAAAAGTTCATGAAAGAAGCCCGCACGAATGACATAAACCAAGACCATGAGAATAAAAAGAAAACAGGCACGTATGTGTATGAATCTTGGATAGTTGAAGACGAGCACGACAAAGCAATAATGAAATATGGCTACGATGTGCCCGTGGGAACGTGGATGGTATCAATGCAAGTAGAAGATATGGAAACGTGGCAACGTGTCAAAAATGGGGAGTTAAAAGGCTTTAGCGTTGAAGGTGTGTTTGAAGAATATGAGAACGAGGAATTATTCAACAAGATAAAAGGAATCATAGAATTTGACGAAGACAAAGCCATTGAGATTGCGAAAACTTTAGGAATCAAAGCAAGTGACATGGAGGAATTTGAAGTCGTTGAATACGATGAAAATTTTATCCCCGTGCAAGGGTACAAAGAAGGATTAACAGTTTACAAGTATGACGGGCCACCAGCAGAACGAACTTTTTGTAAGTCGTTATTATCACTTGAAACTTATTTTACATTTGCAGAAATTAAAGCAATTGCTCAAGCTCCAGTTAATCCTGGTTTCGGACCACGTGGTACAAACATTTATGACATTTGGAAATATAGTGGCGGTGCAAATTGTAAACATTTTTGGCGTAAATATTACATCAACGCAAAAGAGAAAGTAATCAACAAAGGTAGAGCGCCAGGGCTTGCGGGAACGGCTCCATACGATCAACCGAATCATGGTTTCTTACCTGATAATAAATAGTTATTCACAATTTTGTTAAAAACTTTAAAACAAATATTTACTAATATGTACAAATTAAAATTAAACCAAGTTAGAGAACTTTTAGGCGTAGAAGTATCTTTAGAAAAAATTGTTTTAGTTGACGGAACGGAAGTTATGACTGAGAAATTAGAAGTCGGATATCCTGTTTTTGATGCTGAAAATAACTCCGTTGGAGAAGGCGAACACACAATGGCTGATGGCACAATGTTCAAGACTGACGAAATGGGTATAATTACCGAAATCGTTTTTGCAGAAGTTGAAGAAACTGAAGCGCCAGTTGAAGTAACTGTTGAAGCGTCGGAGGTTGAAGTTGCAGTTGATCCAATGGTATTAGTTTACGAATCAATTACAGAGCTAGGAACTGAAATTGCTAATTTAAAAGAAAGAGTAAATTCATTTTCAAAAGCACCAGCAGTAGCACCAATTAAAAAAACAGATGTTGAAGAGATTACTTTGATGTCGAAATTAGATAAATTAAAATTCATTAAAAACCAATTAAAAAAATAAATTATGTCATTTACATTAGGAGCATTACCAGCATATACAGACCAATTATCAACCGACCTAATAAGTGCGGCATTATTGAAGTCTTTTACAACAGAATACGTTACAATCGAAGCAGGAAAAACAGCAGGAACATCGGCAATCAACGTTATGAATTCAACAGTTGACATCAAAGATGCAACATGTGGATTTGCAGCGGGCCAAGTAGGTTCAAACGCTACTGTGTTTTCTCAAATTCCTTTAGTAGTAGGTAGCAAAATGTTAAAAGAGCAACTTTGCCCAGAAGATTTGAGAAGCAAGTGGACTTCATCTCAATTAGGTGCAGCGGCTAACCAAGAGACAGTACCTTTCGCTGAATTAATCGCAAACAACAAAATAGCAAACATTGCTAAATTCGTTGAGAATACAATTTGGCAAGGTGATGGAGCTACATTAACTGGTTTGTTATCTCAAACTACTAATGCAAATGGTTCAATCAATTCTGCGGGTGCTTATGCTCAATGGACTACATCAACTGCAATTTCTGAATTTTGGTTAAACGTTGGTTCATTAACTCCAGACTTACAAACAGAAGATGATTTAATTCTTTACACATCTTATGCTAACTACCAAGCATTAGTTGCAGCCTTAATCAATACAGGTGCAAGTGTAATCGGAC